AAGTGGGTCTGGTGGGGCTCGAACCCACAACTAATCGGTTAAAAGCCGAGTACTCTGCCAGTTGAGTTACAGACCCTGTTTGTTATTCGGTTTCGTCGAGGTCGGACAGTGCGTCGAGTGCCGCGCGTTGTTGTTCTTCGGTCATTTGTTTGGCTTCTTCTGTGACCGCGTAGACCCATTGCCCGTCGTCACGCATGAAGACTTCCAGCAGACCAGCCTTGACCATGAGGTATAGGTCTTTTTCAAGTTCGTCACGTGAGTATTTGTCGGACATCTTTACCCTCCTATTTTCGAGAGTGTCAGGTCGCATGCGTTGACGAATGCACGTGCTTCGTCTGGAGACATGAATACCGCTGCTTGGTAGTAGGCACCGTCGCGCTGGCGTAGTAGCAACCATTCGTCTTTCTCGAAAACTTTGACGACATGGTAGGAGTCGCCACCCTTGATTTGAATTCCTGTGGAACCGAAATCGTACTTACTCATTGCTTTCTTCCTTTTGTGTTCGAGTGTGTGTTGCTTCTATCCACGCGCGAGCACCACAAGAGTCTGGTGTATCGCTTTGTACGACAGTTGCTGCGACAGAATTGCATGACGGACAGATGATTTCTAGTGCTCGGTGATGGGTTGAGCCTTTGTATGTCCTGTCAATAATTGCATTGAGTCCTTGACGGATTTTCTGTTGATGTATGTGGATAATATGTTTCATAGCGTGGGCTTGGAGGGACTCGAACCCTCACTCCGAAGAACTGGAACCTAAATCCAGCGCGTCTGCCAGTTTCGCCACAAGCCCGTGTTTATTCGTCTTCTGCTTCGCAGTGAGGTTCGTGTAGTTCACCGCATTCAGGACATTTTTCGTCGCAGCGACATTCGCATGCTTGTTCACCACATCCGTCTGGGCATTCGTATTCACCGTTGCAATAGTCGCAGGGACCGTTTTCCCAGTTGAAGCCGACATTACACGTGCATCCACGTTTGTATGTGCGTCCTTCGCGTGGGTCGTAGTCGGGTTCCCAGTTCGGGTCGTCGTCGTAGTTACGGTATCTCATGTTTCCCTCTGTTAGTAGGTAGGCACAGCATAGCGAGGCTGATTTATTTTGTCAACAGTTTTCTTTGCTGGGGAACTAGGGCTCGAACCTAGAACGGCAGATTCAAAGTCTGCTGAGTTGCCAATTACTCCATTCCCCATCAGCGGAGAGAGAGGGATTCGAACCCCCGATGGGGTGCAACCCCATGCCTGTTTTCAAGACAGGTGCATTCAACCGCTCTGCCATCTCTCCTATGTGCTGCGCATGTTAGCAATGCTTACATTTCGTCGCAACTGATAGAATACATATCGGAGGAAAAAATGTCTGGATATGTTACAAGCCCATCATTGAATATCAATCTCACAAATCTTGAGTCGAGTGTCAATCGTGAGGCGTTCATCAGTTTTCCATCACGTACGCGAATTACGTCGATGTTGTTTACCGTCAACAACGAGGCACGCGGTATTGCTGATTTTGAAAGGCAATGGAACCTGAACGCATTGATTGGTCATCCGCAGCCCACGGAAGGCAACCCTTTCAACGAGTCAGTTTGGGAGGTTTTCGGTCCAAATCCTAAACCAGTACTATTTGTTCCATCTCAGTCTTTTGTCAGCACCGTTGCAACTACGGCGACTAGCGTTTTTGAAGTGCCGACAGACAAATACGCCAATGCGGAATTGACGTTTGGTGTTATGGAGCCGAACGACTACCTGTATGTATGGCTTGATTACATCCTTGAAGCCGATAGTGATATTGCGTGGTCTGCAACATCGGCAAACATCGTCATCACTTACGAGGCAACGAACCTGCTTTCAACCAGAGAGTCGATACAGAAGTTCCCGTTCCTCGACTAAAGTCCGTTTGTGGCGAAATTCGAAACTTTATGGTTTTGGCAGAAATCTAGACTGACATCTGAATGGTTTGAGGTCTACTCGTATACGACCGACGAACATCCACATCCATATTTAAGCCGCTCTCCGAATCCACCAACATCTGCGCGATGCTGGTCAAGTACGTCGATTGATTCTTTGGGAAATCTCATTGTCCACTTGCCGTCCGACCATCTCCCAGATGCTCCACGCATGTGGTATTTGCTTCACCGTGACTACAAACTTCCCTTGCTTTCGCAGTCGCTTATCGCATTTGATACCGACCATCATCAAGATGGAACCGTTATTGAAATCGAATCGTTCAATAAACTTGGAATCAGTCCAGATTTGCGTGTTGCGGCAATCAAATGGGGTTTTGGAGACCCAAAGTTATTGCAACTTTATGTCAGGGATGATTATCGCCGTAGACGTGTATCTACAAAATTGATAAACGTTGCTGACATAACGAATGTTGCTGGTAACTGGGGAGGGTTTATCTATGGCGGCGACCAAGTGACGGCGCTCGGAGCAAAACTTGCAGAAGCGTGGGCTGACACGTCTCGTCTAATGCCGACTGAAATTATTCTTCCCTCGATGGACTAATTCTTAGTAACCAGCAAGAAGAACTACAAGACCAAGAAGCACCGCCATCGCTGCAACAATTATCATGATGTTGCGCAGCATGACTTCAAACGCATAGCCGTTACGGACTGCTTGCTCAACCTTGTTTTTCAGGTTTTTCACTGCACGTACCTTTGCATGACATTGTCATAGATGGCGCAGATGACGCCTTGGCTATCTCTCTCGAATTTCAGTTCGGCAATATCTTTCACTGCTCGCTCGTCGGCACTTTGTTGAACGGCGCGCCCAACCCATACTCCGAATGAAAAGAAAGCACCAGCGAAGATAATGACTGGAAGGAAGACGCTCATCATTTGAGTTTCTCCGACATTGGGTCGACATAAAGTCGCTTGAGTGCTAGTTCGAGATAGTCGGGATTCAATTCGATACCCACTGCTTTGCGTCCATTGTTTACCGCCACTTCTAGCGTCGTACCCGAACCAGCAAATGGGTCAAGCACCGTTCCGCCAACGGGTGCGCCAGCAAGAACACATGGGGTGATGAGTTCTGGGGGGAATGTCGCAAAATGCGCACCCTTATATCCGCGTGTCGTGACACTCCAGACTGAACGCTTGTTTCTGAACTCACCAGTCTTGCCGTTGACATTGTTCATGCGGGTGCCGCGACGCGAGTCTTTGCGCGAGCCCCTGTCGTCACCAGCATATTTTGCTGGTTCCTGCATCGCCGTATGGTCGAAGTAATAGTTGGGCTGCTTAGTCAGCAGGAAGATGTATTCATGTGCTTTGGTGCACCTATCTTTTACTGATTCAGGCATCGGGTTCGGCTTGTGCCAAATGATGTCTTGCCGAAGGTACCAGCCGTCGTCCTGTAGTGCGAGGGCAACGCGCCACGGGATTCCAAGGAGGTCTTTCTCCTTGTAACCGTCCAGTTTGTTCCCCCGTCGCGGGCATGAGTCAGGAAGGTCTTGTTTCGTGTTGGAGACAGTCTGCTTCACCAACATCTGCCCCTTACCAGGACGGTAGTTGTAGTAACTATCGCCAAGGTTTAACCATAGCGTCCCATCATCGCGAAGAACTCGGTGAACTTCGCGGAAAACCTCAACCATTGCCTGTACGAATTCTGCTGGTGTTTGTTCAAGACCGATTTGTCCGTCAACTCCGTAGTCGCGCAAGCCGTAGTACGGAGGTGATGTAACGCATGTGTTGATGGATTTTTCTTCCATCGCAGCCATGACAGCCCTACAGTCACCTTGATAGAGGTTAAACATTAGATAATTCTTTCTGCGAAAAATGCGCGTACGTCGTCGATGAGTTGGATGGTGTACTGGTCGAGGTCGCCATACCTAGCCCATCCAAGACGGGCATACAGGGTTCGTGCGTCCATTGCACGTGGACCATCTTCTGTCTGAAGTCGACGAATCATGTCGCCGTATGCCTCATCGGGGGTGTTTCCTCTGCCGACATATATGGAACGACCTGACGACCAGTAGTCGGCGCACTCCCCATCGTCACCAAACGCCGACTCGGGCGGTTCTATGTCGCAATTAGGGAAGCACACCCACTTTCCGCCTTCATATACGCCCCCATAGCGAGCCTGCATGATTTTGACTGGGTACAAATGGTGGTCTGGCTTCGATGTTGCTAACGCCCTATTGACAGCGCCACGCATGGCATCGCTATCCATTCGATTCTTCTTCCGCTGGTCCGTCAATAAGTGCACGCATGTCCGCCATCATGGCGAGTGCTTCCATCTTCTTTTCGGCTTCCAGCGACCCGATAATCGAGTGCATGAATTTCCATGCACTTTCGAGTGCTTCGTCACGCTTGTTGTACGACTCTTCTAGAAAGTCGTAGTAGGCGGAAATGGACGGATAGACGGTGTCCATGACTGTACGGGTGACGCAAACACCGCAGTGAAAGCGCTCTTCGTAGATTGTGTCGAAGTCGTCTCCGTCCTTTTCGTCATCAGACAAATCATCAAGGCTCATAATTTTCCCAGCCTCAATAATTTGGTCGTCGATTGCTAGCAGATACTTGCGTATGGTTGATTCAGGTAGCATCAGTCATTCCTCCAGTGCTTGATGATATGGCTTATCCCCACAAAAGCAACGCCGCTGAGGATGAGCAGGACAATGTAATCCACGGAATACCCCCTGTCTAGGATTCCCCGATAATAGTGACTTCTGCCACACCTGTCAAGAGGGACAAAAAAATGTTGGGCATGGGTTGACAGCGGGGTTGGGCACCTGTATCTTTCGTGTCGGGTCAAAAAGTGCCCGCATAATTACCAACCAAACCATGAGGAGACAGCCCAATGGCTACTACCGATAGTGAATACCAGAAACTTCTGGCAACCAAGAAGGTCGGCAAGCGCGGACGCACCCCGCTAGCCCCTGAGGAGAAGGCACGCCGTCAGGCAGCGCAGCGCGAGCGCAACCGCGTTCGCAACGAGGCACGTCGTCGCGCGCTCCTCGTCCTCCAGCACCGCTACGAGGGCGAGTACTCGGCACTTCTCGAAGCAGAGTTCGCAGCGCTGACAAACAAGGGTTGAGTAGTCCCCCCTACGACTCCCCGAGTCACAAGCGACAGGAAGGGCACCCGTAAGGGTGCTCTTTCTGCTTTTACGGGTCAAGTACGATTGTTATGTGAGTAATTGGAACGGAAACTACAGAGAAGTCATCATGGACGGTGTTGAACTAATCCGTCATGAACGTGGTCCGTGTCCAGTGTGTGGTCACCCCACTGGCGACTGTGCTGGAACCACCGATGCGCCGACGCGGATTGCTGGTCTCGGAACGATTCCATCGATGAGAGCCAAACAGACTGTTTACGTTGATGAAGACGTGTGGGAAGAAGTTGAAATTTCGAAGAACATATTCACAAAGATTCTTCGCGCACGAAAAGGCACACAGATTCCGATTGACACCGCGATTGCGCTCGGTTTGATGGAAGACCCCAATGTAGGAAATGGCTAGACGATTTCTGTATAGCGCGCAGTGCTACAGTGGTTGCCCTACCAACCTCTAACTACACAGAAAGTCAGTCATGTCACTCTTTTCAAGCGATTTCCTTGCTTCGTATTCGCAAAAATCAGCCCCTTGGGGTTACGGCGGTCTAGGAGAGATTGTTTATCTCCGTACCTACTCGCGTCCAGTCGAGGATGGGACTCGTAACGAGACATGGGTGGAAACGCTTCAGCGCGTGATTGACGGTGCCGTGAATATCGGCGTGCCTTATACACAGCAAGAAGCAGAGACATTGTTTGACCACATGTTCAACCTTCGCTGTTCGTTTTCGGGTCGCGCATTGTGGCAACTTGGAACTCCGCTTGTCGAGAAGTTCAACGCAACGTCGATGAACAACTGCTACTTCACGAACATCGAAAAGATTGAAGACTTCGAGATGCTCTTCGACTACCTCATGCTCGGCGGTGGTGTTGGATTCTCTGTAGAGCGTGCAAAGATTCACGAACTTCCAAAAGTCAAGACTGGCGTAACTATCACCCACGAGCGCACCAACGATGCTGACATTATTGTCCCTGACTCACGCCAAGGCTGGCGTCGACTTCTTCACAGCGTCCTTAAGTCTTACTTCGAGACTGGCAAGTCATTCTCCTATTCGACGATGCTTATCCGTGAGTTCGGCGCACCGCTAAAGACATTCGGCGGAACAGCAAGCGGACCTGGTGCACTCATTGACGGAATTGAAGACATCAGCAAGGTGCTTCGTAACCGTGAAGGAAAGAAACTGCGTTCTGTTGATGTTCTCGACATCTGCAACATCATCGGGCGAATTGTTGTGTCTGGTTCATCGCGTCGTTCCGCACAAATTGCGATGGGCGACCCCGACGACGTCCTCTTCCTTCGTGCGAAAAACTGGGCTTCTGGAAACGTTCCTGCATGGCGAGCCAATTCGAACAACAGCATCTACGCAGACCACTTTGACGAAATCATGCCCGAGTTCTGGAAGGGCTATGACGGCTCTGGTGAGCCGTACGGTTTGTTGAACCGTCGTCTTGCGCGCACATACGGTCGCCTTGGCGAGAAGCGCGTCGATAACAGCATTGAAGGCTTTAACCCTTGTGCGGAAATTGCACTTGGAGACGGCGAGTCGTGCAACCTTGCGACACTATTCCTGCCAAACATCGAGTCGTACGACCAGTTCATCGAAATCTCTGAATTGCTGTACAAGGTGCAGAAGCAAATCACACGCATGAACTACCCATACGATAAGACGAGCGACATCGTTCGCAAGAATGCACGTCTTGGTCAGTCAATCACTGGAATTGTTCAGGCAACAGAAGAGCAACTGTCGTGGCTATCTCCAGCGTACGAACATCTTCGCGCGTATGACGATGCGTACTCAGCAGAGCATGGCTTCCCTAAGTCGGTGCGTCTGACAACAGTGCAGCCTTCTGGAACGCTGTCTCTTCTGCCTGGTGTTACACCTGGCGTTCACCCCGCCTATGCGCGCTACTACATCCGTCGCGTGCGTTTTGGCGCTGCTGACCCATTGGTTGATGCATGTCGTAAGCGCGGTTACAAGGTGCTGTTCGACATCGGTATCGATGGTCGCGAAGACCACACACGCTATGTCGTTGAGTTCCCATGCAAGTCTCCAGACAATGCTGTTCTTGCAAGTGAGATGACTGCACTTCAGCAGTTGGAGTGGGTTAAGAAGATGCAGACAGAATGGGCTGACAATGCCGTGTCCGTGACGGTGTACTACCGCAAGGAAGAACTCGAAGACATCAAGGAATGGTTGTCAAAGAACTACGACTCAAGTGTGAAGTCTGTGTCGTTCCTTCTTCATACCGACCACAACTTCCCGCTTCCCCCATACGAGGAAATCACGGCTGACGAGTACGAAAAACTGCTCGGCAAGGTTGACATGTCGGTTCCAGTTCAGGCTGGAATCGGAATGGACATCGAGTTGGACAACTGCGCTACAGGCGCATGCCCAATCAAGTGATTACTTGGTTTTGAACTCGTCCCACGTCTTGTCGCCAACACCGAAATAAGCCCGCGCATAGCCTGCCTCAATAATGTCACTGTTGAGGCAGGCTGTCGTTGGGTCGTTTATTTCTGTTGATGAGTAGACCTGCGCAAGCGTGCGTCCATACTTCTCGTTCTTGTCGGCAATCGTCTTGATAAAGACATCCTGATGGCGCGTCAGCCAGTCCTGTGTAAAAGACTTTGCCTTTAGCCCGAGTTCTTTCTCGGCAGCATCTTTAGTCCGAGACTCTGGAGTATTGACCCCGTATAGGCGAACACGTGCCTTGTGGTGAACATCGAAGCCGAGGTCTATAAGGACATCGAATGTGTCACCGTCAATCACCTTGACGACCTTAGCCATATACCAGTAACGATTATCCATGGGTACATTGTCCCACACGATTTTCGTAATTAAGCCTTCTTTGACCGCTTCGACTCTTTACGCGCTGGTGCAAGAATGCTGGTCGTCTTCTTTTTCTCGATTGGAGCACCAAGGGCACCCATCTGGGCGCGCGTTAGGGAGAAGATGTTTGAATTATCCATTGACTACTCCCATGGTCCATAGTGCTGGAATTTACTGACCATTGTCGTCATCTCGCGGAATGTGTAGTAACGAGCATCCTCTGGGTCTATGTTTCCTAGCCCGTAATAGAGGGGGCGAGGCAGTTCATGAGAGTTGCCGTTCGAGAAGTCGTATACCGTCGTACGAAATTGGTCATCCATCATCATTGCGCGTGCCGTTGCACGCTGTTGCTCAGGTAAGTTTGCCAAGGTTTCTTCGAAATTGTCGTCAATGGGTTCAGTTACTTCTACCCATGCGTGTCCAAAACGTTTACCTTTTGCGTCACCGCCAGTGCCGTACGGAATGCCGTGCACCAGTTTGATTAGTTCACGCCTCTTTGGGTCTTTTTCCGCCCTAACAAGTTCTTCGAATTTACGCATTGCCGCTTGATAGCAATCGCCAGTTCCACCCTCATCGGTAGAGTTGTACTTCTTCTTCAGGCGTTTAGAGTAGTTATCAACGCCCTTAGCCATCTTGGCAGGGGTGACTGTTATGGCGGGGACATCGTCTGCGCCAGTAAGCGGGTTGGTGACGAAACCATCACCATCACCGTCGAACTGTGGACCGTCTGGAATTGCGGCATCACCAATACGTCTGCCTAGCGATTTCCAGAAGATGTTGCGGGTTGCCATGTCACTCCTTGATGAGTGACTCGCGGATTACCCACAGTTTGCAGATGGCGAGAGGGGAAACATCCCCCTCAACAATTTCACAGATTTGACCCCCCTTATAGAAGGCGCAGTTTGCACAAATCATGCCAGTTGAAACAAATGGCGAACTCTCTACATAGTGAGCACCATCAGCCATGCTTGAACGGTCCCACTTGCCCATCTGTCCTGCGATGTCTTCAAACATCTCGTACATGGCAATTTGGCGGCGCTTCAAGCCTTCAATGTTTTTGTCGTCCATCACATTATCTCCAGTAGAAAGTTTAGCCCATAAAAGCAGAAGCCCCCGCCCCAATTAAGGAGCGGGGGCAACTGCCCTTGGTAGCGGTTCTATCAGGCAGGAGCCGAGTCGAATGACACCTTCACGAACGCCTCAGGACGCTTGACGGCGAGAGCAAGACGCTGCTCGGCAAGGACCACGATTGCGTTACGCACGAAGAAGTCGGCGTGCTGCTCGCTGATACGGATTGAAGCCTGCTCACGGTCGTACAACTGCGCGCCTGTGCCGAACGCACCCACGAGGGCGGTGCCAGCAGGGATTGCAGGAGTATCGACGACGGGGATGCGCCACAAACGTGGCTGACCACCGAGTGCCACCGAGACGGCAACGAGGTACTGACCGTTGTCGTCCTTCGACAGTTCGATGTCTTCCCAGTCGCTCGGGTGCAGAACGACGCCAGTTGGCTCGTAGTACGCGAGGAACGACAGGGTGGCAGCGCGACGAATCGCATCAGCCTTCTTGTCGCCAGCGGTGCCGTCTGACCAGTCGTACGACTGAATGCCGTTGGTCTCAAGGATGCCCGTGAGGTTCTCACCAGTGCCGTCGCCGCTGAGGATTTGTGTGTCCTCCTGCAGACGCAGACCGTACATGAGTTCGTTGTCGATGATTGAACGCAGTTGCGGCTCGTCAGCAAGCACGTTGCGGTGTGCAGCCTCCCAGTGAGCCAGCGTGCGAACAGGAGCCTGCTCGCCAACGAAGGTCATGCCCGACTGTGGCTTCAGCGCGAAAGCCGAACCGTCGCGCTCAGCGACAGCAGCGGCGTTGTTGGTGAAGCCAGTCATGCGGAAGTACTCGATGACTGCAGCAGTCGTGGTACGTGATGGGAACAGGTCGCGGACGCGGCTTGTGCGCTTCGGCGGGATGACAATCGCGTCACGCTCAACGGTGCCGAAGGAACCAGGAGTTCCAGAAGGCATTGCTGAGTAGACGTCCTTGACGTTGTAGCCGTAGCCAGCGACGTCGCTCTTCTGGAAGACGTACGGAGCAGGCATGTTTGCGCCGTTACGACCACCCTGAAGGGACTTGAACTCGTCGGACTCGACGAAGAGTTGACCGACGCTCTTGAACGACGGAGCAGCCTGCGGAGCGGAAGCAGCAGCGGCAGCAGCGGCAGCAGCAACCGAAGTGCCAGCAGCCTCGTTGCCCCATGCGTCAGCCGAGCGAAGGCTCTCTAGACCGTCGATGAGCGACTTGATTTCTTTGATGTCCGCCATGTTGCGGTCGAACGCTGACTTCTGCTCAGCGGAAACCGACACCACGCCATCTTCGACCTTGAAAGAGTCGGCAATGGTCTTGTTGTCAGCCATCTTCTGGCGGAGGGCGCTCTGCAATTCGCGGAGACGGGATTCGTCAAATGACATTTTCTTCACTCCTTAGTGAAAGTTGTTGGTTGTCTCGTTGAGGTGTTGGCTCAGGTAAGCACCCAGCCCCTAATACTCAAATCTAAACATAACAGATGAAATGGTTATTGTGGTGGAACTATGCAGTAAGGCTCTATTCAGAGATGTCGATTGTGTAGCCCATTTTTTTGGCGAACTCGAAATCTTCGCGGCGCTCTTTATACGCCTGTGAATAGTTTCCGTACTTGTTCTCGCGCATTTCTGCTGCAATTGCGAGGTCAACCTCGATTTGCTCGTCAATGGTTAACCGACCCCAAGGTTTCATTTTCCGCCCCTCATTGTCAAGTCCCACATCGCCTTATCGAAAATTTCAAGCGGTTTACCTTTTAGTTTTTTTGCTACCAATGCTGGTGGGCGTGCTGTCGTGTCCCATAAATAGAACTCATCGAAAGTATCAGCACCAATATGTCCCTGAATAACGCTAGGCATGTGTTTGAAGGAACGTTCAATTTCACTATCTGGACGCCAGCGTCCATTGGTGCGTTGGCGCTCTTGCGACTGAGCCTTGGCGACTGAAAGTTTGCCAGTAGCAAAATGCGCAATCTTTGTGTAGCCACCCTTATCAAGGTCATCAAGAGTGTCACGGAAATTACGACCAGTTGTGTCGTGAACGATGTCCATGTCGTTGGCAATCGCTTCCTTGACACCCATTTGGACAAGATGCATTGATTCCGCATGAGTGAGGTCGCCAGCCTCTGGCAAAAGACCGAGCATCCATTGCTTGTACTCTGGTATGAGTTCTTTCATTTCATCTGGGTCAAGATGGAGAGCACCGCTTCTGTCTGGAATACCAATCTGTGAGCCGAAAGACTTACGAAGCGTGCTCTTCCCGACGGAAATCGGACCACCAATGATGTACGCGCGCTTTTGTCCATTCTTGTTGCGGGCTTTAACTTCACCCATCAGTGCCTTGATTATTGGTTTTTGCACCTTTTTGACACGCTCATCAACAAATGACTTCCAGCCTTTTCCTCTCCCATTAGAGAACTGTTGCGCAGTTGACCGACTGATGTCATAGGTCATCGTGGGGAGGTTTTCTATTCCCAATTCCTCATCTCGTGAAAGATGAGAACCAAATGCTTCGGTTACCCTATTCTGAAGTCGCTGCGTAACCGTCAGTTTCGCTGCGCGCGTTGGCGCGGCTGGACGCTCAAACGGCGTATTGTCCTGCACTTTTCCATCATTGTCGCCGTCTACCGCATTCGGGTCGAAGGAGGAAGCGATGCCGCGAACCCTCCTTCCAGACTTTTGATTAATGGCAGTGAACCCAGTTGCTGATTTAGCCTTCTTTGCCCAAGGGTGGTTATCTGGCAAAAGGTCGACATCACCGATATAGCGAAGATTGTCAGGCTTACCTTTTTCAAGCATGCGCAGGAAGGCATTCACGCGCGCCATAGCCCACTGCTGACGCGTCATTCCTGGTCTGTGAGAAACGCTAAACGCACCAGCACCTCGACGCCACACTGATTTCAAGGCTCCGACATTTGCCTTGCTCCAGTCCTTCTTGCCAAGGTCATCCATGCGCTTATTGTGATTGCGCACCTTTGTCAATAGACCACGGACTGTTTCTTCGGATAGGTCAATATCCTTGCCACTTGTTGCGCTTGCAGCAGAACGGGGACTATTTGTTGAAGAACCAGAAATACGCTCTTTCGGAAGTGCGGGTGTAGCCGCCGACCTATCGCGACGAGCCTTGCGCCTACCCGACTTCTCTTCTTGGTCCAGTGACCTGAGACCACGAACAAGAGCCCAGTCGTCGTCAGATTT